CAGCATGTGCGTCTGATAGCAAACTCGATGATCGATGCGATCGACAACTACGAGAGGCAAAAGAAATGGGAAAGAGACAAAGACAGCGCGGCGCTGAAACGGAAAGAGAAATTGCGAACCACTTATCCGAAACGCTGGGCACGACAGTTAAGAGAAAGCTGGGTCAGGCGAGGGACTCTGGCGAAGACATCTCCATCCCGCCGTTCCGCATCGAAGTCAAAAGGCGGAAGAAGCTTGCTGTCACTGAGTTCATCGAGCAGTGCGAAACGGGTGCGCAGCAAGGCGAGATCCCGATCGTGATCATGCGAGTCGACGGTGACATGAAGCCGCTCGTCATGCTTCGACTGCACGACTTCATACCAATGATGCGAGGGATTCTAAATGGCCAGCAATGAGCGCATTGGCACAGCGCTGAACAGCAAGAACCTCAAGAGCGACGAGACGCACTTCGACGCAGACCTAGTGGCTGCACTGGCTCACGCCTCGAAGCTTGGGTCGAGCTTGCAGATGGCGATCAGTGCCGGGTTCAACGAAGAGCTAGCGCCAGCGGCAGAAGAGCTGGCTAGGGTACTGAAGAAGGCATGCCGCCGACGCAACTGGGGTATCGGCTGGAAGGCAGCCAAGGTAGCTGCGCAACAGGCGCTGGTGGAATGGATACTGGAAGTCTGCAGGGCATGTAACGGGACAGGCAAGACGCTGCTTAACTACAGCATCGATGCCGCTGACCAGACTGACCAGAAGGAAAGGGAATGCCCGGTGTGCAATGGCACAGGCCAGTTCATCCCAGAGTGGGAGTGGAGGGCAGACCAGATGGGGCTGGACTTGAGTGACTCAAGCGGGTGGTGGGGGAAGAGGATAGACTTGGCGAAGGAGATCGCCGGGGACGCTTACCGGACGGCGCGTCGACAGGTGTCAAAACAGCTTGAATAAAAAAAGGGGCAGGGAGTTGCCTCCCCACCCCGAATGTCCGCACTGTGGACACTGATGAAAGTAGTTAAATAATCACCGCATTGGTGGTTTGATTCGTTTACAATCTGTGGTAGGTGCATTCCAACTATAACTATATTGCGCACCGCCTCGGGCATCGCTTTGCCCAGAGGAAAGGGGAGCCGAAGCTCCCCCCTCCGTTAGGCAACCCGACGATGATCGCTGGCCTTGAGCTGCTTGATGATCTTCTTCAGCGCCACAGCGGCAAGGTCATCGCTCCGACGAACAGCAGCGCCTACGTTGTAGGCCATCTTGAGTTCCTCGTCGCAGGTGCCGATGCCGAATGCGACAACCTCAACATCGAACAGGTTCTTGCTCACGCAGGTCATCAGCTTGACCTTGGTGCGCTCACCAAACCCGTCGGTGATAACGATCACGATGCGGCGGTTGGCATCAACAGTCGACAGCCGTTCAACAGCCGCCCGAAGGCAGGTGTAGTCCGGAGTGTTGCCCGTTGACATCGACGGCAGCTTGGCGAAGTTCAGAGGCACTGCATTGCAGCGCTCGTTGAACTGCTTAGCGATTACCAACACGCCCTGCATGCCGTCATAGCCAGTGCCAGAGTTGAACTCGCCAAACAAGCTGAACCCGCTGTTGCGGATAACGTGTTCGCCCATGCTTGGGCTACGGAACCCGGCGACCTCGACCATGGCACCTGCAGACTCAGCAGCTTGAGCAATCGTCCAAGCAAGCTCAGAGGCGTCCTTCGCTCGATCGCCTCTCATCGAGCCAGACATGTCGACCAGAACAGTCACAGCAGTCTCGATGCCTTCGCTCAACCAGCGACGCTTGAAGACAGCCTCGCTGCCAGCCATCATGCGTGGCGCTCGACGTGAGTCGAAGCGACCGCCGATAGACCCGCCGTCCCAGCCGACTCGCTCTGGCGACTTCAGCACTTGGTACAACTGTGCCTTCAGTGCAGGAAGCGACGCCTTCGAGAGCTTGCGGAATGCGCGACGCACTGCAGCTTCATCGCCCTGCTTCTGCTTGATCGATGCCCACTGGGACATGCGAGTGACCGGCACCTTCGGCGTGACCGGCAGCGTGATGCATCGCTCAACACGAGACCGGACTCTGTCGAACACCTCGTCGATGCTAGGCTCCGGAGACTTGCACAGTTCTTCGCTGTAGTTCTCAGTCTGCTCAGCAAACATCTCAGAGTTTTCGTTGCCTTCGCCAGAGGAGCCTTCCGAAGCCTCGTCAATGTCGACAGGCTCGAAGCTACCGGCGGAGGACACTTCGCCAGCTTCCGATTCATCTTCGGCAGCAGCAAGCTCGTTCTCAGCCTCTTGGTCGAGAGCATCTTCACCGTCGGTCTGGCTATCGTCTTGATCGTCAGACTGGTCATCGTCTTGATCGTCGAAGTTGTACGACTGTTCCGGCTGTTGCTTGTGCTGTTGATCGTTGACATCGAGAGGCTCGATGCGCGACCAGCTCTCGATGAACTCGCGAGCAAGGGCCAGCGCCCCTGCAGTGCCAGAGCGATCGAGCGGAAGCTTGATCACGCCGTCTGCAGCAGCCTTGTAGACCGAACGCTTCGGCTCCGGAATGCGGTCGAGCAGCTTCTTGGCGTATCCATTGCCGTCGCCGTAGGCTGCACGGCAGATGAGCGCCAGCGCGAACGGTGCGCTGTTGATGCTCGTCGGATTGAAGCGGTCGCTGATCTTCGCAGTCATCGATGACAGCAGTTGCTTGAACCCAGAGCGAGCGCCATTGGCTCGTCCAGACAATGCAACCGCATGCTCGATGCGAGCGTCCTCAATGCCGTTCCACAACGTACGGAGTAGGTGGCTAGCGCCGCGCACTTCGAGGTTGTTGGTGAACGCGACGTGCCCCACCTCGTGATTGGTGTAGGCGCTGATCAAGTCAGCGTCACGCCGTGTGAGCCACGAGTTATCCGGCATGTCCGGGTAGTTGATGTGGAATGACGCGATTGACGAGCGGTCTGCCGACAGCGCCCATTGCGCGTACGAAATCTGGCCTTTGAAGTCGACGCTACCGCAGTTGATGCCGACGGCATCGCTGCCAATGATCGCCCGGAGCTGCTTGCGAGCATGACTCAGAGCGGCGGCTTTCACTGCCGCAGACTTAACCTTTTTCATATTGCCTCCGAATAACTTAGGCCGCCTCTGGCGGGGTTACAGCAGCCGGGTCAACGACCGGCACGACAACAGGCGGGATACCGTCGATCGCGCTAGCGATAGCAGCATTCGACATGTTCGCCTTCCAGATTTGCTGCAGGACTTCACGCGACTCTTGCGAAGCACGGTTGACCATCGTCTGCTCGAACGCGATTCGAGGATCGACGCCGTCGACCAGAGCTTCGGCAAGGTAGAACGCCTCACGCAGAGTCGGGACGTGATCGAGTTGACTCGAATCACCGGCTTGACGCATGACGTTCATGAGCTTGCTGATCAGTCGGCCAAGCTCGATGTGGACACCGGCTCGCTTGCTGATCACGTCAGACTCAGAGTCCTCGTCCATGTACTTGAACTCGATAGTGCGAGCGAAGCGGTTGACGAACGCGACGTTCTGCTCACGCACACCGACGTACATGCCGGTGTAGTCGCCTCGCCCGTTCGAGTTGTCCGCAGCGAAGAACACGACGCCCGGAGCCTTGCGAATCACTTCGCCAGTCTCTGGCACGGCAACGACGCCTTCGGGTTCGAGCGGCGCGTGTAGCGCAGACAAGTACTCCGGACGAGCGAACGACACCTCGTCCAGCAGGACGATCGCGCCGGGGCGGGTAAAGCCTCGAAGCACGATGCCTCGCTGGTAGTACGTGCTGCCGTTCTTGACTCGCTCGCCGCCGATAAACTCGTAGCGCTCAGCGCCAGAGTCGAAGCTCACGCGAACGAACGCACGGCCAAGGCCAGCGCACAGATTCTTGACGAACTCCGTCTTACCGGTGCCAGCAGGGCCAGCCAGCCACACGTTGCGATTGCGATTGATCGCCGTCACAGCAGTGAACAACTGTTCCGGGTTGAACTTGTACAGCGGGTCGAGAGCAGGGGCTGCAGGGTCATCGTAGACATCGACCATGGCCTGACCATGCTTGCCGCGAATGCCGAAAACGTCCTTCAGGGACTTGCGAGCCACGACCTTAACGTCGACAGCTTGCTCAGGCTCCGCAGAAGGCTTATTGGCCACGATCGGCGCGAGGGAACCCGATATCAGCCCCATCGACAAGAGCGCCTCAGAGAGCTTCTCGTCAGGAAGCTGGGACACCTGCTCGATGTAGTCCTGCTTGGACTTGCGAGCGTAGTCACCGGCTGAACCAGTGGCGCGACGAACCAGCTCGACGAGCTGGGCCTTGGAAAGTGAATTAAGCATAACAGTCTCCACAGTTGTTGTAGTTGATCTCATCAGTGCCTGAATGACAGGCAGACGCAACGTCTCCCGACGTGGCGTTTCGATCTAGCTGTTGGTGGCAAACTTGACGCCAGCAATGTGGCCATCGAAGTGGCCAAGCTGGTAGGCATACCGGAAAAAAGACTCCAAAGCTGCCTTGCTGGGCAACTCATTACGATCGAGCATGCTCTGCAGCTTTTCGGTGATTCGTTCGAGTTCAGCTTTGTTGTCCATGATCATTCCTCCGAATAGGTTGCAATGAAGTAGGCGGCGACGAGCATGACGGCGGCAAGCCACATGCGTACGGCGTAGAACAGAAAAGCTTCCATAGGTCACCTCACAGGTCGTACAGGGATACGCTGGTCGAGCGCACTTCCGATATCACTTCGGCCAGTTGCTCCTCGCTCAGCAGGTTGCGCACCTTCTCGGAGTCGATACGGCTCGCTGAGCGCTCCGATACGACAGCCCGAAACAGGGAGCCGCGATACTCGCCAGCACCCGACTTGCGTAGCTGGGACTTGATGGCATCAGCCTGTTTCGAGAGCGCCGCGATTTGGGCGTTAAGGGAACCAAGCTGGTCGACAGATTCGATGATGTTCATAGTTGTTGCCTCAGTTGTTGATCAGAAAGTTGCCATGACGCGACTGACGATTGCTTCGACTTCACCGGCCTCGCGGCTCATGCCAATGGCATCCAAGTGAGACGCCAGCGCAAGTCCCATCGCCATTGCCATGTCGGCAGACTCAGCTCTGCGCTTGGCGCGTAAGCCCTCAAGCAGCGACACCACATCGCTGTCAGTCAGCGTCTCGGGAATCGTTTTTTCGTAGTTCATGACTTGGCCACCTCATTGGCTGACAAAAGGCAAACGAGCGCGGCTGCTACCGCGATCAGCGAGTAGATGCCAACACCGCCCGACTCAGCGGCGATCAGAACGCCAAGGGCCATCTCGACCATGGCGAGAAGCTGGAAGAAAGCGACTAGCAGAAGTTTCATAACATTCTCCGTTGTTGTTAACAGTTGTTGATCAAAAGTTGTAGTCGTAGAACTTGACCGGCTTATCCGAAAGCTCATAGCGGTTGCCGCCAGAGTCGCGCCAGCCGCGCTTGCCCATCCGGATGCGGAACGTGACGGCTTGATCGTCGCTAGAGATGATCCAGCGCTGCGATGACTGGTTGACCACCGTGCCGCTAAATCCGCCGGGTATGAAGTCCGGCTTCCACGAGGGGTCACGCTCAGCACTCATCGAGCGAATCTCCAGCGTCTTATCGCTCACGCGACGGACGATCTCGAAGGGGTTCACGTCGCTGTAGCCAATGTGGTTTGCGTAGTTCATGACAGTCTCCGTTGTTGTTGACAGTTGTTGACTCAGTGCAGTGCCCTCATCGAAGGCACTCTACTGAATCAAGGCTTCCCGGTAGATTGGGCAGATACTGGTCTGCTTTAGGCCGGACTCCCCTTGTGGGAGCCGCCGGGCTGCTTGCGCTCATCCGGCACCAGAACCTTTGTTTGAGTGGCCCGTCTGGGAGGCCAGTGGTGAGTATCTCAACAGCTTTAACAACTGTGGTCAACAACTTTTTTTCACACCTGTCGAAATATTTTTATTCTTGAGCAGGATCAAGGAGTTAGGAGCATGATGGAAAAGCACAAGGGCAAGAAGCACAGCTCGAAGCATGGCCGAAATGAGATGCGAGCGCTCAAGCGAGGCGGCGCAGGCCGCGCAGTGATGGCCGCAGAGGCCGCAGAGGCCGCAGAGTACGGAATGAAGGACGGCGGCTATGTTTGCGGCCACCGCAGCAAGCAGGACTACGGCAAGCGCTGAAATGCCCGGCCTATACGAAAACATCTGGAAAAAGCGCCGCCGCATCGCCGCTGGTAGCGGAGAGAGCATGAGGAAGCCGGGAACCAAGGGCGCACCAACAGCGCAGGACTTCCGGAAGGCGGCCAAGACTGCCAAAGGGAAGCGAGGCAAGCAGTGAGCAAGCGGAAAGCAGAGAACAGGGCCAAGAAAGACGCCATCGAGAAAAACGAGGCCGCCGCACTGAAGCAGCGACAGCTAGCGCAGTTCAAGGCTCTCCAAGAGGGAAGCAAGAAGCTAGGTAGGCCCAGCGAGTACACAGATGACCAAGCAGACAGCATCTGTGCATGGATAGCGCAGGGGAACAGCCTCAACAGCTGGTGCAAGATGCATGGCCGGGAAATGCAGACGATCTACCGCTGGATGCGAGATCGGCCCGATTTCCAACAGAAATACGCTCGTGCGCACGAAGACCGCGCCGACACTCTGGCCGACGAGATGGTGGACATTGCCGACGAAGTGGCAGCCGCAGGGGGCAGCATGGAGGCCGTACAGGCCGCCCGGTTGCGCATAGACACCCGCAAGTGGATCGCCGCCAAGATGCGCCCCGGCAAGTGGGGCGAGGTACAGGCTCCCAAGCAGCAGACCGCTGTCACCTTCCGCATAGGGCTGCCCCTCGCCCCCCAAGGCGTCACGCTAGAAGGTGAGGCAGTGCAGGTAGATGGCTGATCCACGGCTACCGGAAGGCCCACACTGGCCGTCACGGCCTCCAATGAGGCCTCTTGGGCGAGGCTGACTCCTTATAGAGCGAACGGCCTCGACCGGCTCCCGAGCTGGCCATCGGGCGTCGCAGGCCGGGTGCGTTGGTTCCACCACACATACCTACTCACACGCACTTGGCTGCGCCGACGCGCACCGGGTAGCCCCATGCTGGCCACTGACAGGCCGGGGGTGGGGGTATCGAAGCATCTCGTAAAATTTTTTTGCAGGCATCCTTAACCCAATCGGTCACTGGGCACCTCCTCATCCGCCCAAAGCTAGGTCGCCTCCCCTAGCGGTAGTGACGCTGGATGTCGTAACCAGCAACTCATGGAGGGCTGACATGGGCAGGCAGTTGATTCCGAGTCGGTTTCAAGTCCTTGGTTGCAACATCGAAGTCGAGCTGCGACACCCTGACAACTGGGATCACGATGACGCCGTGGGGATGTATGACCCCATGGGCCATAAGATCACAGTTGTTGTTAAAAGCCAACAGATGATGGAGCATGCGTTCTACCACGAACTCGTGCATTGCATCTTGTTCGCATTAGGCAAGAACGAGTTGTCGGAGGATGAATCCTTCGTAGACACGTTTGCTGGCCTATTGCACCAAGCGATGAAAACGGCGACATACGAGGCAAAGACCAATGGCCGCAAGAAAGGCTAGTGATGAGGAGATATTGGCAGCCCTAGAGCGCAACAACTTTGTGCGCAACAAGACTGCACATGATCTAGGAATCACGAATAGGATTCTGTTGATACATCTCAGCAGGATGAAGGCGCAGGGGATTCATATCCCTGAGACCGGATACCCAGTGGGAAGCAACAAGGGCTTCAAGCCAGATCCTGAGACTCGGGGCTTCGAGATCAAGGAGATCCCTGACGACGACATCTCGATTGAGGATCTGGTCGCGCACCGGAAGAGGCAGTTCGAGGCCAAGAAGAATCACGAGGAGGCTGCCAAGCTCATCCCCGTGAAGATCAAGCTGCAGGGGCCGATTGGCTTGCTGCACTTTGGTGACCCCCACGTAGACGATGACGGCACGGATATTGCGGCTCTTGAGCGGCACACCGAGCTGGTCAGGAACACACCGGGACTGTTTGCCTGCAACGTAGGCGACACCCTGAACAACTGGACTGGCCGCTTGGCCCGTCTGTATGGAGAGCAGAGTACGTCAGCTGCACAGGCATGGCGTCTGGCCGAATGGTTCGTCAACCGTTGCGATTGGCTCTACATGATCGGCGGTAACCACGACTTGTGGTCTGGAGCGGGTGACCCGCTGCGCTGGATCGCCAAGCAACAGAATGCAATGTACAAGGCATCCGAAGCTCGGATCGCCCTGAAGTTCCCGAATGGCCGAGAGATACGGGTGAATGCCCGTCACGATCACTCAGGCTCTTCTGTGTGGAACCCGGCCCACGGGCCGATGAAGGCTGCGATCATGGGAACCCGTGATCACCTGTACGTTGCAGGACATAAGCACGAGTCTGCTTACAGTGTCCTCAAGGATGCTATCAGTGGCATTACAATGCATGCACTGAAAGTCAGCAGCTACAAGATCTACGATCGCTTCGCAAAGGAGCGTGGCTTTAGGGACAACACCCTGAGTCCATGCGCCTTGACGATCATAGACCCGTCCCTTCCTGAAGATCATCCAGACCTGATCAAGCTGTTCTGGGAGCCAGAGGAAGGCGTTAAGTATCTCAACTTCTTGCGGAACCAGTAATGGATCTTCAATCAGCTCTTAACGTGGTGTTTGGTATCGCCGCGACAACATTAGGATGGTTTGCCAGAGAACTCTGGGCAGCCGTGAATGGTCTAAAGGCAGACGTAGCCAAGCTCAGGGAGGACATCCCGAGGAACTATGTAGCCAAGGATGACTACCGGGAAGACATCCGAGATCTGAAAGGAATGCTGGAGAAGATCTTCGATCGCTTAGAAAACAAGATGGACAAGTAAGGAGAGCGCACCGATGATGACCATGGTTTCGACTTTCTTGTCTTTCTTGGCTGGCGGCCTGCCGAAGATCCTGTCCTTGGTTCAAGACCGGCAGGATAAGAAGCACGAGCTGGCACTGGTAGCCGCACAGAAGGAGCGTGAGCTTGCTCTAGCCGAGCGGGGCTTTCTTGCTCAGGCTCGTGTAGAAGAGATCAAGCTAGAGCAGATCCAGACTCAGACTGCAGGAGAAGAGCGACAGGCTCTGTACCAGCACGACATCGAGATCGGTAAAGGCGCTAGCCAGTGGATGATCAACCTTCGCGCTTCGGTGCGACCGGTTGTGACATACATCTTCGTTCTTGAGCTGGTAGCCATTAACATTGCTGGCGTCTGGTATGCGTACAACACTGGTGTGCCATTTGCTGCCGCGATGGCCGAAGTGTTCTCTGACGATGAGATGCTAATCCTCTCGTCGATCATTGCCTTCTGGTTTGGCACTCAAGCTTTCAACAAGAAGTGAAAGTAAGCGACAAAGCTCTGGAGATGATCAAGCACCACGAGGGAGTAAGGAATCGTCCTTACCTCTGCCCTTCTGGGCTGTGGACTGTTGGCGTCGGTCACGTTCTGTATCCAGAGCAAGCCAACCTTCCTGCACTTCGCACAGTGGAGAATGCCGGGAAGATGCTGCGTAAGGAATTTTCCTTACGACCGGAGGACAATCGTGTCTGGACTGCTGCTGAAGTGGACGATCTTCTTTCTAAAGACCTTGCGCGATTTGAGCGCGGCGTGGCCAGATATTGCCCTAATGCTCTTGATAGCCAAGGCCGCTTCGACGCACTCGTTTCCTTTTCTTTCAATGTAGGATTGGGAAACCTTCAGCGCTCAAGCTTGCGCATGAAGAACAACAGGGCCGAGTTTGATGAGGCCGCCGAAGAGTTCATGAAATGGACTAAGGGCGGTGGAAGGGTTTTACCGGGACTTCTGAAGAGGCGCAGAGATGAGCGAGCTTTGTACCTCTCATGTCCAAGCTAGATAAACTAACCGACTTAGCCAACGCTGCAACCAATCCTCTCTCTGCCGCCAAGTCTACGGTAGAGTCTGCTCGCGGCCTGATGAACGAGACCTATGGTCTTGTCGAGGACGCTAGAGCAATTGCAGAGAAAGAGTCGGCTCGCAGAGAAATCAAAAAAGAAAAAGCTGCGATCAAGCCATCTCTCGATAAAGAGCGAGCAGTCAACGTAGTAACGCGCCGCGATACTAATGCGGTGATTACGGAATACAACACCGCGCAAACTGCGGTGAAAGAAGCGACTCGCCAAGCCCTGATCATCCAAAGCCAGAAAGAGCAGGAGCATGCTTTCTACTGGTCGATGACTCAAAGCGAGCGAGCAGAGTACGACCGCATACGTAAAGAGCAAAACGAGAAGATCCGCAAAGAGCAGCTTAGGATCACTCGCGAGAAGTATCGCCGTCAGGAACGAAACGAAATACTTATTGGTGTTGCAATGGGCTTGTCGCTAATTCTTGGAGGGGGGTTTTTATTATTCAATTGGCTCTCCTTGGAAGTCCGAGGCGAGTCATTGATTGATATCATGTTCAGATAGGAGGCAGCCTATGAAAGCAAGTGACGTAAAGCGCGAGAATGGAAAGCTCGTATATCGCGGGCAAAAGTTCGATGGCTTCAATAAGCCAAAGAACGCACCGGCTGGCGCTAAGGAAAAGAAGATAGTTCTAGCCAAGAAGGGCGACGATGTGAAGCTCGTTCGCTTTGGCTTGCGTGGCATGGAAGACTATACGCAGCACGGCAGCGAAAAGCGCCGTAAGAACTATCTGTCTCGCTCTGCTGGCATTCGTGACAAGTCAGGCAAGCTAACTAAGGACGATAAGTTCTCCGCAAATTACTGGGCACGAAAAGTACTCTGGTAATGGAGATCAGCTATATCCCTCCCGGCCCCTCTTCGGAGGCCTTCCATCTGGATGACTCGTTCGTCCGTGGACTGATGGGGCCGGTAGGTTCTGGAAAGTCCACAGCTTGCTGCTACGAGATCTTGGTTCGCGGCTTACGACAGCTGCCGGGGCCAGATGGAATCCGTCGCTCTCGATGGGCTGCACTGCGTAACACCTATCCTGAACTCAAGTCGACCACGATCAAAACGTGGATGGACTGGATGAAGGACATTGCGGTTATGAAGTGGGACACGCCAATTACTTCGATGATCAACATCGATGACATTGGTGATGGCACTGGTCTTGAGATCGAAGTTCTCTTCATCGCTATCGATAGACCGGAAGATGTAAACAAGCTCCGCTCTCTCGAACTCACTGGCGCGTGGATCAACGAAGCCTCTGAGATGGATAAGTCAGTACTCGATATGTGTACGCAGCGCGTGGGTCGTTTCCCATCAAAGCGCGTAGGCGGCCCTTCGTGGACTGGCGTGATCATGGATACCAACCCACCGGACGATGATTCTTGGTGGTATAAGCTGGCCGAAGAAGATCGCCCCAAAGGCTATAAGTTCTTTCGCCAGCCCGGAGGCCTCATGCAGGACTTGGACGAAAAGTCCGAGACCTTCATGGAGTACATTCCAAACCCGAAGGCGGAGAACATCCAGAACCATAGCCTCGGTTACCAGTACTACCTGAATCAGGTGGCTGGCAAAACCGATGACTGGATCAAGGTCTTCCTTCTCGGGGACTATGGCACGACGATGGACGGTAAGCCCGTCTATCCGGAGTGGAGCGACAAGGAACACTTTAGTGAGACTCCTCTCACACCGGTCGATGGTATGCCGGTCATCCTGTCGTTTGACTTCGGCCTGACTCCTGCGTGTGTGTTCTTGCAGATGTCCCCGAAGGGGCAGCTCCTCATTCTCGATGAGCTTGTCTCTGAGGACATGGGCATCCGCCAGTTCTACTCAGAAGTCGTCAGGCCTTTCATTATGCAGAAGTACTCTCGCTGCAGACTCGAAGCAGTGGGAGATCCTGCTGGCAACATTCGAGCGCAGACTGACGAGAAGACCTGCATGCAGGAACTTCTGTCGCTTGGCTTGATCTGTGAACCAGCGCCGACAAACGAGTTCTTGGCCCGTCGAGAAAGCGTGGCCTTCTTCCTTCAGCGCATGTCTTCGAGCGGCCCCGGCTTTGTGCTTGGGCCTGACTGCAAGATGCTGCGCAAAGGATTCAACGGTGGATACCGCTATGAGCGTATCCGGTCATCAGGTACGACGAAGTTCAAGGATCGTCCAGTTAAGGACAAGTTCTCGCACGTACACGACGCCTTACAATATGGCTGTCTGCACATGCGCCACGAGATGAATCCTGTTCGTCGAAAAGTTATCAAAGAAGCAACCACAGGCGGTTGGGTATAAAACATGGCACTTAATTCGGTCAAGTTACGAAAAGCGCAAGAAGAGTCGGCCATCTCCGATGAGCCGGTCGTATTGTCGCTTGCGGGATACGTCCGTCGTTGCTATGAGGAAGCAAAGACCGCTAAGTCTGATGTAACCGAGCGACTGCTGCGCTCTGAGCGCCAGCGTCGTGGAGTCTACGATCCTGACAAGCTGGCCATGATTCGCCAGACCGGCGGCTCTGATATTTACATGATGCTCACGGACATCAAGTGCCGTGCGGCTGAGAGCTGGATCAAGGATGTCATGCTGTCTTCTGGCGAGAAGCCGTGGAGCCTGACTCCGACTGCCGAGCCTTCTGTGCCTGATGAACTCCGTAACGAGATCATCGAGGCTGTCACGGCAGAGGCCGATGAAGTGCAGAGCGCTGGCATTGGCGTCAATCCGCAGACGATTGAAAAGCGGATGGAAGAGATCTACGAGGAAGTTAAGAAGCGCCTCATGGATCGCTCGAAGGAAGCAGCTCTCAAGATGGAGAAGCGCATCCTCGATAAGATGCAGCAGTCCAAGTTCAACACGGTTCTCTCTGAAGTTATCTACGACTTCTGCACGTACCCGACTGCCTTCATCAAAGGCCCGGTTGTTCGCACGAAGAAGAAGTTGAGCTGGGGTAAGAACTGGACTCCGGTTGTGACCGACGAGATCGTTGAAGACTTCGAGCGCGTATCGCCGTACGACATCTTCCCGTCTCCCAATGCGTCTAATACTCAAGACGGCTACATCATCGAGCGCCACCAGCTCACCCGAGCCGACCTCGAAGATCTGCGTAACTCGCCCAGCTTCAATGTCGATGCCATCGACCAAGTGCTGCGTACCTACGGCAACAGCGGTCTGCGTGAGCTGACCCAGTCCGACACGGAGCGCAACCTGCTCGAAGGCCGCAACAACACGTTGGTCGGAACTGAGCTGATCGAGAGCATCGAGTTCTGGGGCTCTGTCTCTGGCTACATGCTCCGCGAGTGGGGCATGGACGATGTCGAGGACTACCGCGAGTACGAAGTCTGCGTGTGGCAGGTCGGTAGCTACGTCATCAAGTGCGTTAAGAATCCTGACCCGCTGTCCCGTCGCCCGTACTCGAAGGCTTCTTGGGAGTCGATCCCCGGCGCTTTCTGGGGTCTTGCCCTGCCTGAGATGATGACCGACGTTCAGACGGTCTGTAATGCTGCAGCCCGTGCGCTGGCTAACAACATGGGCATCGCCTCTGGGCCGCAGGTTGAAGTGAGCGTGGATCGCCTCCCTGACGGCGAAGACCTCACGAAGATGTATCCGTGGAAGATATGGCAGACGACCTCTGACCGTACTGGCGGTGGCCAGCCTGCTATCCGCTTCTTCCAGCCGGACATGAATGCCAACACTTTGCTTGGTGTGTACCAGCACTTCCAGCGAGTAGCTGACGAAGTGACCGGTGTGCCGAACTACATCTACGGCAGCGGCCAGATGTCTGGAGCCGGACGCACTGCGTCTGGTCTCTCGATGCTGATGGAGAATGCCGCTAAGGGAATCAAGCAGGCTATCCTTGCTTTGGATACTGCCAACACGGAAGTGCTGCAGCGCCTGTATGATCACATCATGATTTACGACGACGATTCGTCGATCAAGGGCGACATGCAGATTGTTCCTGCTGGCGTCGTTGGTACGCTGCTCAAGGAGTCTGTCCAGCAGCGACGTAACGAGTTCTTGCAGATGACAGCCAACCCGGTGGACATCCAGATCATGGGGCCGAGTGGCCGTGCAATGCTTCTGCGCGAGGCGGCAAAGACATTGAACATGGACATCGACAAGATCATTCCCGACCCCGAGAAGATCGCGGAAGTGCAGAAGATTTTAAGCGAACAGATGGCTCAGCAGCCTCAGCAACCTGAAATGATGCCGCCCGAGCAGATGCAACCCCAAGGAGTAATGCAATGAGCAAGTTAGGTAATGTCGCCGCAGGGCTGCTTGGCGGCTATGTAGGCTACAAGCAGGAGCAAGAGCGTCGCGAAGATCGCAAGCTCGACCGCGAGATGTATCAGTCCCTTCTTAGCAAAAAGAAGGATGCTGCTGCTCCGGTTGCCGCTCCTGCTGCAACGAATGCCATGGCCGAAGGCGCTGCCGAGGCCGATCGCATCGAAGAGCAGGAGCCTATCGAAGGATTTGGCGCTTCTGCTATGGGCGTTAGAAAAGCTAATGGCGGAATGGTTGGCGAGATGCCCAAGCATTACGATCGTTTCATGTGGCAGAAGCAGTCGTTCAAGAAGGGAACGCCTAGCTTCTAATGGATCAAAGAACCAAAGAGGCTCTGAAGCGCCTGAGTGCCGACTCAGACTTTCAGATTTTCGTTTCATATCTATCGGCATTGCGTGATGCGAGGCTTGTGGAACTGGAAGACGCTACGGTGGCGCTCCAAGTAAACAAGCTTCAGGGCTACTGCCAAGCATTGCGTGATGTCGTACAGATGGGTACTAGGAAATCCTAGTATTCGAGACCGGAGGAATCCGGAGTTAAGTAACAGCCTGAATACCGGATCGTAGGCAGAGAACACCGATAGGCTCTCTTGCGCGAAGGTCGGCTCATGGAGTGTTAAATGCCCCGCGTTAATAAGGTAGTTGAGAAGCAGTCACAACTTGCAGATGAGATGTATAACAAGCTCTACAGGAATACCGAGCAATCGGCTCCAGAAGGCAATGAACCCGCGAAGCCGGAAACGGTTGTCGCTCCTTCAGAGGAACAGGTAGTTGAGCAAAGCGCTCCGGAAGCAGCGGCTCCCGCCGAGGCTAAGCCGGAAAACGCTGATGATCAGCCGAAACCTAAATTCCCTGATGCTGACCCGAACGATAAAAGCTGGGAACAGAAGTACAAGGTACTTGCTAACAAGTACTCCGCTGAAGTTCCGCGATATGCGGCAGAGATTCGCTCTCTCAAGGCTGAGATAGCAGACCTCAAGAAAGCCGCAGAGCAGAAGCCAGTTCAGACTCAAAAGGCCGAGACCTTGGTCAAGCCTGAAGAAGTCGCTGAGTATGGCGAGAAGTTTGTCGACTTTGTGAAGCGAGCAGCCAAGGAGGTTGTTCCTTCCGATGTCGAGGAGCTGCGTTCGACGGTCAATGAGTTGCGCAACACGAACAGCCAGCTTGAACGCAAGCGGTTCTTTGATGAGCTTGTTGGGTTATCTCCCACTTGGGAGTCGCTGAACACGGACAAGGAGTTTCTGGATTGGCTTGGGGAACTTGATCCCTACACCGGCCAGCAGCGCCAGTCATTGTTCGACGACGCTTATGCAAAGTTAGATGCGTGGCGAGTCGCCAACTTCTTCAACGCTTATAACGAGGGCGTTCAGAAAAAGGAACCTCTTGCACCGAAGCCGAATCTTGCGGATCAGGTAGTGCCGAAAACAACCGGCAAGACTCCTCCCCCGCAAGGTAAGAAGATATATAGCAATGCAGAAGTTGCGCGTTTCTACGCCGACCTGCGTCGCAATGTGTATTCACCGGAAGAGGCGCAGAGGATTGAGAAAGATATCTTTGCCGCTCAGGTAGAAGGTCGGTTGCGATAACCCCCTACCCGGCAAAGTCAACTTAAAGGAAACTTAATATGTCTCTCGCAGTAAGTGGTAACTACTACGGCGCTGGCTCTGGCGTCGATGCCTACACCGGCAAGTTCATTCCTGAGATTTGGTCAGGGAAGCTTCAGGTCAAGTTCTATCAGACGACGGTGTTGTCTGACATCACGAACAACGACTGGGAAGGTGAGATCCGCGACCAAGGCGACAAGGTCGAGATCCGCACGGTTCCGACGGTCACGATCAACAACTACTCGAAGGGTCAGGTTCTCACGCCGCAAACCCCGACGAACGACGTTGTTGAGCTGTTGATCGACAAGGGCAAGTACTTCTCGGTCGTGGTCGACGATGTGGACGACATCCAGTCTGACCTCAAGCTCATGGACATCTTCACGAACGATGCCTCGCAGCAGATGAAGATCGCTGTGGACACGGACGTGCTGGGTGCGCTCGTGGGCGCGTCGGCTTCGGCCAACGAGGGTGCGGCTGCCGGTGCGATCTCTGGCGACCTCAACCTCGGTGTGTCGACCGGTGGATCGAAGGCTGCCCGTAAGGTCACCTCGACCAACGTGATCGACTACTTGATCTCGATGGGTCAGTGCTTGGACGAGCAGAACGCTCCGGAAGACGGCCGTTGGGTCGTCATCCCGGCGTGGATGGCGTCGAAGATCAAGACCTCCGACCTCAAGGATGCCTCGATCACGAACGACTCGCTCTCGCCGCTGCGCAATGGCCGCCTCGGCATGATCGATCGCTTCACCCTGTATGTCAGCAACCTGCTCCCGTCGCAGACTGGCATCACGGGCGAAGGCACGGATACCAGCGTGAAGGCGTTTAGCTGCTTCGCTGGCACCCGCGATGCGATCACGTTCGCGTCTCAGATCACGAAGATGGAGACCCTGCGTAGCACCTCTACGTTCGGCAACATCATCCGTGGCTTGAACGTGTACGGCTACAAGGTCGTGAAGCCGGAGGCTCTCGTTGAGGGCTTCTTCTACAAGGGCTAATCCCTAGTAGTAACAGAGGGGGGAGCTTCGGCTCCCCTCTCTCTTTGAGGAGGATGAGGCAATGCTTTTGAGAAACAAGCGGACTGGATTCGTTTACTCGTACGCTAAGGTTCTTGCTAATGACCCTGAGTTCGAGGTGTTTGAAGAGACGCCGCCTGTTCCTCAAGCGCATGAAAGTGTCGCTGAAGAAACAATCGCTGTTCCGGTAAGAAAGAGAAAGCCAAAGAAGGCTGGAGAAACTAATGGCACTAACGCCGAATAACCTGTTTGATCGTGTACGCGATCTTATTCAGGACGTTGGCAAGGTTCGTTGGACTGACAACGAGCTTATCAACTACCTGAATGACGGACGCCGCGATCTGGCTGCGGCCAGACCGGACTTGTTCTCCGAGACTGCCGACCTGACTCTCGTTGTCGGAACCAAGCAGTCTGTTCCGTCAGACGGAACCCGTTTCGTAGATGCGATCCGCAACGTGTCTGCTGCCGGTGTCATTGGCCGCTCTGTCCGTCTTGTTGAGCGAGAGCTGCTCGATGCTCAGCTTCCTGACTGGCATGCAGAGCCTTCTGCTAACACCGTCAAGCACTTCATGTATGACGAGCGGGAGCCGAAAACTTTCTACGTTTACCCGCCTGCCGTCGCAGGGAACAAGCTTACAGTCGTATACTCTAAGGCTCCAGTCGATGTTGTCTCTGGAGACCTTAACTCGACTTCTGTCCTTGCCAAGGAAGACATCTTCGCAAGCGCCTTGATCGACTACATCGTGTACCGCTGCTTGAGCAAGGACGCAGAGTTTGCTGGCAACGCCCAGCGAGCCGTCATGCACTATCAGGCGTTCGCAAACGTGGTTGGCATTGGCAACAAGAAGCGATTCACGTACTCCCCTAACGTCAACAATGTGGGTGGCGCAGTGCCTCGCGCAGCCACTCCGGAGGCAGCAGGGTAAGCCATGGCTACACTAAGCAACTTCTACCCGTACGTCCTGCCGGAAGTCCCCGGATGCCCGGAGATCTCGGTTGATGTCGCCTTGCGATCGTCGCTGATTGAGTTCTGCGAGAAGAGCCTCGTCATTCAGCGAGACCATGACCCGCTCACCGTTGTGGCTGGCGTCGTGGATTACGACTTCGAGCCGCCCACCGGCAGCCTTGTCGTCAAGGTCATGAAGGCTTGGTACAAGTCTGAGGAGCTGATCCCGCTTGCACCGGACGAGGTCGAGGACGCTGAGCTGTACAATCGCTCCTTCTCTGATGCGAACACCACCGGCTCACAGCCGAGGTACATTCTTCAGAAGGACGAGCGCACTTTCTCGCTGTACCCGATTCCTGATGTCAACGTCGCCAACGGTTTGACGATGCGCGTGGCTTACAAGCCTACCCGTACCGCCAGCTCGTTCGAGGACGTTCTGTTCGAGGACTATGCCGAGGTCATCGCAGCCGGAGCCAAGGCCCGTCTCATGATGTCCCCCGGTAAGACGTACACCAACCCACAGCTTGCCGTCGCACTGATGGACATGTTCGGTCGCGGAGTGAACACGGCTCGCAGCAGAGCTGGTCGCGGACACGTTCGGTCTGATCTTTCTGTGCAGATGCGGAGACTCTAATGGCTTACAGCACAACTATCCCGCTTGTTGAGGGCGACACCCTCCCGATCCTGTACATGAATCTGAAGGACAGCAATGAGCCTGCTGTCGGTCAGACTCTGGACTCGACCAACCCGGCTACGTGGGCACCCATCGATCTAACCAACTCAACCGTGCGCCTGAAGGTGCGAGCTGTAGGCTCTACCGTGATCAAGGCCACGATCGTAGGATCTGTGACAGATGCCGCTAATGGCCGTGTTGCATTCCAGTGGTCGTCTGCTGCCTTGGATACCGCAGGCACTTACGAGGCCGAGGTCGAGGTTACCTACTTAAACGGAACCATTCAGACCGTTTACGACCTGCTCAAGCTGAAGGTCAGAGCTGACTTCTAATGATTCGCGCAATCTTCGAGGTTGCGAATCCGGGCGCTACGATAGAGGTATCGGATGTCGCAGCAGACGTACGATATCGATACGCTGAGGCTCAGACAGACTGGGTAGCCCTTTCCGGGGATATCGAGTATGTCAACATGCAGGGCAGCCTTGAGTACGTCAATCTCGTAGGCCAGCTCCGGTACGTCAATCTGCAGGCAGCTAATGTCTACGCAGACCCGACTCCGCCTGACCGCTGGGTCAACGACTTCCAAGTCACCGCAGACCAGCTACTCATCACTTTCGAGAAGGTTGCTGCAGACTCGGTATCGACCGCAGATGCCAGCCGCCTTTCTGTCCAAAAGCGCCCTTCAGAGACTGCCTCTGCTGAGGACTCATATCGCTCGCTATTCCGGAAGGCATCTAGCGACATTCAGTCGGTAGCGGATCAGGCTCCGACCTTCTCGGTAGGCAAGGGGCTTAGCGACATTCAGGCCATCACGGATTCTCTAGTCCGTTCGATGAGCGTGGCCAAGTTCGACACAGCGACGGCTGTTGACCAACAACTGTTAAACTTGTCGAAGCCGCTGGCCGATTCTTATGACGTTTCTGACCTGTCGTTTATTGGGTTCCTTTCCAATAAATCTGACGATGTATCAACAGTTGATAACAAGCTGTTCGACTTATCGAAACTGTTATCTGACACGGCCCTGACTGATGACCGCTTTAGCATCGAGGACGAGCTGCAGCAGGCGATTGGTAAATCCCTTGCTGACGACTTCTCGGTTAGCGACAGCCAGCAGATTGTGGTCAGCTTCTCAAGAAGCTTTGATGAGACAGAGTACGTAATTGATTATCAGGAGATCTCGTTCCTAAAAGGGAACAGCGACTCCGCAGGAACATCAGACTCCGGCGCGTTGTTTATGACCGACTATGCGGACATAACCTACTTTGCCGAAGACTATGTAGGCGTTTCACGCACTTTCTAGAAACAGGGGTTCTTAAATGAAACTTGGAGAAGACATCAAGGCTACCGGCCAGCTTCGGGTGCAGTTGTTCGACGAGAACGGCAACCTGAAGGATGACCGCGAGTTCAATAACCTCGTTGTCACCGTTGGCAAGGAGTTCATTGCTTCTCGCATGGTCGGCACGGCTTCGGCTGTTATGAGCCACATGGCCATTGGCGAAGGCGCAACAAGCCCGGTTGTCGGCAACACGACTCTCGGCAACGAGCTTGGTCGTGTCGCGCTGGCCATCAGCTCGGCAACTGGCGCAGTGGCTACTTACGTGGCTACGTTTGGCGCTGGTACTGGCACTGGCCCTATCACTGAAGCTGGTATTTTCAACGCAGGAGCTGCTGGGACAATGCTTTGTCGCACGGTGTTCGCGGTGGTCAACAAAGGGGCCGCCGATAGCATGACCGTGACTTGGACTGTAACGATCTCCTAATAGGAGCAAAGCATGTCGACGCTTACTACCCGCGCAGGAAAGGGCAGTCCACTCACTAATAATGAGCTGGACGCCAACTTCACTAACCTCAATGCAGACAAGGTTGAGGTTGGCGGAGACCTTTCCGGAACTTCGTCTGCTCCCAACGTAGCTAAGATCCAAGGCCGTGCCGTCTCGACTGACGCCCCGGCTGCAGGGGAGAAGCTCGTCTGGAGCGGTACGGCGTGGGAACCGTCAGTAGATCCTACCGGCGAGCCTATTGGCCATGCCGATAAGACGCAGTCCACGATCTCGTTCGACAGTAGTTCTCGTACATTTACGATTGCCCCTGTTTCGTCTGAGTTCGTAGTCTGGTGCAAGGGCGTAAAGTACACCTATACGTCCGCCCAGACTGTCGTGATCCCGAACACGACTGGACTGCACTACATCTACTTCAGTTCGTCTGGCGTCCTCTCGGCCCAGATGTCTTTTTTCTCTTGGGAAGAACATGCTCCTACGGCATACGTCTATTGGAATGCGACTACGTCGACGGCTGTCTACTTTGGCGACGAGCGCCATGGCATCACGCTTGATTGGCAGACTCACGAGTACCTTCACCGTACTCGCGGCGCTGCGATCGCAAATGGCTTTGGGGCCAGCAACTACACGACGACTGGTACTGGCGCTACGGATGCGGATGCGCAGATTGATATCGCTGGCGGCACGTTCTTTGATGAGGACATGCAAGTCGATATCGTCTCGACTAATTCTCCTGTCGCAAATACGTGGCAGCAGGATTTGTCTGGCCCTGCTCGCATTCCTGTTATGTACCTTAGCGGCAGCGCTTGGGTAATTGACGCGCCTACCGACTTCCCGTTTAAGTCTGTTGCCGGAATTCCGCAGTACAACCTGTACAGCGGTGGCGTTTGGTCTACTGCCAACGTCAACAATAACGAGTACTTTGTTTCGTGGATTCTTGCCACGAACAACCTGAACTACCCTGTTCTCTCGATCATCAGTCAAGCCCCAACGAACCAGCTATCGCAAGCCGAAGCCATGACGTTCGAGGGATTGAGCCTCAGCGGATTTCCTTCCGTTGAGTTCCGCCCCCTTTACAAGGTCATCTACACCCACAAGACTGGCTTCACGAACAGCGTTAAAGCCAGCACGGTCGCTGTGTATGACCTCCGTAGCCTGCAGTCTGCTGGCGTTGCTGCTGCCCTCGTTCAGGATCACGGAAACCTTTCCGGCTTGGGCGATGACGATCACGCCCAGTACCTGCATGTCTCTGAAGTACGCAGCCCGACTCAGGCTGTTAAAAACAGCTTTCTACCTTCGCAGACCAGCAACACTGGTAAGTACCTCAGCACTGACGGCACGAATCCGTCTTGGGCTGCCATCCCGTCCGGCTCTCTGGACTTCACAGGCGATGTCACGGGAACTGGCACGACTGGCTCGCCTGTCGCCCTGACGCTTGCCAACAGCGGCGTCACTGCCGGCACGTACTCAAAGGTCACTGTTGACCTCAAGGGTCGCGTCACGGCTGGCGAGAGCATTGCCTCTAGCGATGTCACGACTGCACTTGGGTTCACCCCGGAGAATGTCGCCAACAAGGCTGTTGCTGGCGGATATGCATCGCTTGATGGCTCAGGGAAAGTTCCGTCAAACCAGCTTCCGTCCTACGTGGATGACGTGCTGGAGTACGCGAACCTCGCGGCATTCCCCGGTACTGGCGAGACTGGAAAGATCTATATTGCCATCGACACGGTCAAGACCTATCGCTGGTCTGGCTCTGCCTATGTAGAGATCACATCGTCTCCGGGCAGCACAGATGCTGTTCCTGAAGGCAGCACTAATCTGTACTTCACAGCCGCTCGCGCAAGGGCTTCTGTTACCGCTTCAGGCTCTCTGTCGTACGATGTCGGAACTGGAATCTTCTCGTATACGCAGCCGACCAATGTCAGCACGTTTACAAACGACAGTGGATACCTGACCGGCATCACTGGCTCACAGGTAACGACTGCGCTTGGTTACACCCCGTACAACAGCAGCAATCCGTCTGGGTACATCTCTGGCATTACGTCAGGGATGGTTACGACTGCTCTCGGGTATACGCCGTACAACGCGACGAATCCGAGCGGGTACATCACTAGCTCTGCGTTGAGCAGCTATCTGCCGTTAAGCGGTGGGACGCTGAGTGGGTCTCTATCTGGCACATCGGCAACATTCAGCGGAGAGGTAAAGTTCGGCGCTACTGGGCCGCACAACAGCGGCAACCCTCGCTCACTAGCGATCGGCTGGTCTGGCGGTAACTACGGCGCGGCTGGCTACGGGATAACGTACACGGGAACGTCTGGCGTCCATAATTACGCCTTCAATGACATCGTCTCGCTCTGGGAGGCATACGACGGTCTCATCGTTCGATCAGCGGCAGGCGGCGCAGTAGGCACACCAATCACTTGGACTACGGTTCTCGATGCTCGCAGGAACAACACCGCGTTGTCGTTCAAGGGCAACACCGTACTTGATAGCAGCAACTACAGTTCCTACGCCTTGCCGTTAAGCGGCGGTACGCTTACCGGGACAGTCACTGTCGGAACCACCGGGGCTTCGTCTCAAACCAGAGCATTGCGGATAGTTCCAACTGGAACCAATCCATCATCGTTTGGTAGTTACACAGGGTCATGGCGATCTACGC